TTCTCTATGACGGATGAGGGTATACGTCGTATCAAACTGCGTTCGTATCAGAAGACTATGCTTAAGTCTTTTCAGGATAACCGCTTTAGCGTAATGCTTGCTAGCCGACAAATTGGAAAGACCGTAACGTCTTCCATTTTTATTGCGTGGTATCTGTGTTTTCATTATGACCGTAACGTCATGGTAGTGGCTAACAAACTTGCAACTACATCGGAAATTGTAGATAAGATTAAAATCATTCTCAAGAATCTGCCGTACTTTATGAAACCAGGTATTGTCAATGGCGGCGTAACCGGAATGAAGTTTGACAACGGTAACCGTCTTTTCTCACAGGCAACTACCAAAACAGCAGCCATCGGTTTTACTATTCACTTATTGTTCGCGGATGAGTTTGCTCACATCCACCCTAACTTCTTGCTACAGTTCTATCGATCCATTTACCCAACGCTATCATCCTCCAAGATATCGCGGATGATTATCTGTTCAACGCCAAATGGTATGAACCTCTTTTACGAGATATATCAAGGCGCATTGCAAAAGAAGAACGCCTTTGTTTCTATTCGGGTGGACTGGTGGGAAGTCCCTGGACGTGATGAGGAATGGAAAAAACGAGAAATAGCCAACCTGGGAAGTGAAGAGCTCTTTAATCAGGAATACGGAAACCAGTTCTTGGCGTCTTCAAGATTGCTTTTGCCAAGTAGTACTTTGCTCTATATCAAACGCACAAGCGCAGAATACATGTGGCATGAAATGGAAGACTTTATAGACTATCCTGACTTATCAAATTCTCTTAAGTGGCATCCAGGCTATGACCCTAACTCCCCAGAGACCAAAGATGAACGTATCATCTTTGCGGTAGATTTAGCGGATGGTGTTGGCCGTGATTACACAGTAATTAACATCTTTAAACTAGAAACACAATCACCTGCAATGGTTCGTAAAACACGAGACTGGATGGATGAAACAAGCTTCTTTCGTTTAAGACAGATAGGAATGTTTCGTTCAAACGTACACTCAGTCGAAGAAGCCGCTAAGGTATTAGAGATTCTTATGTTTGAAACATTTTACCATGAGTACTGTAAAGTTGTTATGGAAATTAACTTTAAAGGTAATGTTGTCAAGGAAAGACTAGAGCGCCACCCAGAGTTTTACCCAGAGCTCTTTTTGCACACAAAGCATTCTGTAGCAAATGACCAACTAAAACTGGGAGTAAAAATACAAAAGGACAACAAGGAATCATACTCCAGAGAGTTGAGAACACTGGTACAGTCCAAAAGAATCGTGCTAACTGAAAAAAGAACATTCGAAGAGTTGTCATCATTTGGTCTTAACAACGCAGGCCGTTACGAATCACAGATAGGAAATGATGACGTGGCTATGACATGCGTCAATATTGTGCCTTATTTTGACTCAGTAGATTTTTATGAGCTTGTAGAGGATATGTACGATACAACAACAGCAGCGTTCAAAAAGGCTACTGAAGAGCGTATGTCAGCTAATGACCGCGCAGGTGATGATATGATGGACGTTTTCCGAGTGATCAAAAACATGGATTCTAACCCAGTCTTTGGCAAAAATGCTGGGACTTTTAAGCAAAACAACAAAAAAGATAACAACAACCGCTTTAGACCTTAACTATTTTCATATCCAAGATGTGATATATAGATTGATAGGATTTATATGCGTCCTAAAAAAAATAATCATTAGAGAATGGCTCAAATTACACTTGACCTCAACAGATTTAAGGCTTCCGGCGTCTACACTATAGAGTTTGATGCATCGGAAAGTTTAGTAATCTCTACACAAACTATCCGTTTAGTAGTAGGATTCTCAAGAATAGGTCCTTTCAACGCTCCGGTGTTTTTACGCGATATTCGTACAAGTAGAAGAATCTTTGGAGGTATCGACTCTGTCTTAGAGGCTCGAGGATCTTTCTTCCACCGTGCATTGGAAACATGTCTTGCAACAGGACCAATTTTTGCACTAAACTTATTAGCGCTTAACAACGTTCCGGTTAACGAAGGTGGTGACGCTGTAGATTACCGCTCATTTGCATTAGCTGCAGACGAAGAGAACGGAAACATTACACGTGCACTTTACTCTTCTTTCTACAACAAAGAGCGCTTCTGGTTTGCTGATAAGGAATACCTACAAGCAACAGTTGACAGCAGACCGATTAACCGTGGAAGACTTTTCAACGTAGTTAACCTGGGACAGCAAGTTGCTAGCTTTATCATTAAAAAGTCTAACAATGCTGCACAGTACAACGTGACTGCTCAAGAGTATTACGGCGCAGATGAAATACCTGCGTACATTAAACCAACTGACTATATGTCAGATTACTTCGTAGACGTTTATGTAGTTAAAGGTGATTGGACTAACCTACCGCTTTTAGCACAAGACCCTATCTACAGTAAGTACTTTGATAGACGTGGTATTATTGCAAGCCGCCTAGATCAGTTCGTGGCACTTGATGGTGTAACATTGATTGGTTCTTTTACAGGATGCATCATACCAAACTTCTTGGATAACAATGGTAGCAACCAATCTATTGATACAATCGTAAACGCAAACATCGCTATTACTGGGTTCTTTATGAACATCAACGAAAGCGCTTTAAGTGATTACGAAAATAGCGCATACAAAGTTGATATGGTAGGTCACTCACTTATCAATACAACCGATGATACTATTGATTTTCTATCTTACAACACTCCAATTAAAAGTGTTTTAAGCTACAACGGCGAAGGCTCTGACCTTGATACTAACGAGTTAACTCTACAAGTATTCGACCCTCTAAGTGGCTCTGTTTCTCCATACTTGAAGTCATTCCCATACGGAGGAGCTAGCGGTAACTTTGCTAACGTTTTAGCAATTCCAAAACCAATACCAAGCGACACTACTTTTACGCCTTCACAGTGGGAAGCCCTACTTGATGGTTTAAGTAAAGTATCTTTAATTCGCACTAACGGTGTTGATAGCGTAAATAACAGCGACCGTCCAAACGACTACGTTAAAGTTGAAAACGTTATTGATACAGGTTCTGAGATCCTTATACAACTTAGCACACCAGCACACACTGACGCAGGTTATCAAAACAGCTTCTCAACAACACCTGAATCAAACTACATTGAAGAGACAAACGCAATACTTGTTCCAACTCTTGCTAACACAATTGAGTTAAACAACTATACAAACCTTACTCCAGCAGTAAATGACGTAATTTTGGTACAATTCCCAGGTTACGCTAAATACTTTGAAATTGCATCGGTAGTAGTGGGAGCAACAACACTGGTAACAGTTAACACAGCTCCAACTCCAGGCGCTCCATTCTTTAACAATAAATGGTGTACACCAGGATTCCCTGCTGATGATTTCTCTTCGGTTCTACAACCAGCTACAATTAAGGTTACTCTTTTCCAAGAGTCTAACCCGGCTTCTGAGTTGCTTGCGCCAAACTTAAACATTTTCCCTGGAAACCAATTTGGATATATCCTTGAGCCTGCTGCGCAATTCAACAGCATTGAAGGTCTTGGACAAACATCTGTTCTTGCAGCAGATAACCAGGTTGGATTGTTTAACGAAACAGCTGGTATTGCTTTAGCAGATGGAAATATCGTGGACCCAGGTCTAGGTATACCTGCAGTAGACGTAGATTCTTCTAGCCCTACTTTCAGAAGCGTTAACATTGTAGATAACGCAACCGGCGCTAACCCATTCTTTATCAGTGGAGCGGCGTTAGGCGACGTTATCCGCATCACATTACCAGGCGGACAAATCTGCCGCACTATCGTTTCTGATAACACAGCAGCACCTGTACTCTACAACTCAAACACATCTGATATCTTGGCATTTGCATACGTTGAAGCCTTCCCAGGCGCTAACTTAAGCAAGAACATCAAAGGAAATCTTGTGGTAGACGGTGATAGAGTTAAATACGGAATAGGTGGTTCAATGTTTAACTACTTAAACGTAGATAACGCATGGAATAAGAAATCTGACTTATCATCAAAAGTTGCTTACGGACTTGTAGGTACACGAGTACGCGAGTACACTGACACTGCTCTTCTTAACAGAGCCGTTGCAACCTACGCATCACTAAACAACACATACGTAGATTCTACTCAGCAAATTGCACCACTTGGTCAAACAAACTATACGGTATACTCTTCAACTGCGAAGAACATTAGCGAGCAAATTTCAATCGAGGCTCCAGGACTATACGCCGCTGGAAAGAAATTCCGTCTAAACTCGGCTAATGCAGCAAAACTTGAGATTGGTGATTTTGTAGTAAACAACGACATCAACAATCCAATACTTGTACGAGTTATTGGTAAAGTGAAGAAACTTGACCCGGCTACTGGAGTACCATTCTTTGAATACTCGGTACTTGAGGTTCCTGGTTTAACTGCAATTAGTGGAATTGACTACATAACTAAATTTACACCAATACAAAAATTCGTTGACCGTTACCAGTTCACGAGCTTCTCTGGCTTTAAAATGACTGAGTTCCACTTACCTGGAACGCCTGCTCAGCTTGAGAAAATCTTAAGTGTACTAGAGACAACAAACATTGGTGAAACTCTTGCATCAAAAGATGTTATCTCTTTCCGTTACATCGTTGATACATTCAACGGTGGATTAGAACCGCAAATGGGTCCAAAACAATACTTAAGCCGCTTGGCTAGGAATCGTATGCAATGTATGGCTCTTCTTAACGCGCCGTCAATGGCCGAGTTCCAAGCAAGCACTGACCCAAGATTTACTGAATTGCCAGATCCGTCTACAGGAAATCCTAAGCCGGTTCTTAACACGGAGTACATTTCTACAGGTGGTAACCTTTCATTAGGGCCAAGCTATACTTGGGGATTGCCAGACGAAGAGAATGGTGCTAAATTTATCGGGGTCTTCACTCCAAACATCATCATACGTGAGAACGGTAGAAACAAAAGCATTCCGCCAGCTGCTGACGTATCTAACAACTTTATTCGTAAATTTGTTAATGGTGAACCTTATGCAATAGTTGCTGGTCCACGCCGAGGAGTTATTTCTAACTCTAAATTTGTAGGCATGGAATACGACTTCTTGTTAAAGGATCGTGAAAACCTTGAGCCAATCGGACTTAACCCAATTACTGTGGTTCGTAACGTAGGACCAATGATTTTTGCTAACCAAACGGCTTACCAAAGAACACTATCTGCGTTTAACAACCTACACGTAAGAGATTTGCTTATTACTATCGAGGATGCTGTAATTGATATCTTACAAAACTACTTGTTTGAATTCAATGATGCTGCAACACGTCTACAGATTCGCACGCTAATCGAAACATACCTTGATTTGGTACGTAACGGTGGAGGTGTCTACGACTACTCGGTAATCATGGACGAATCAAACAACACTCCTGAGATCATCGACCAAAACTTTGGTATCGTGGACATCGGTATCGAGCCAGCTCGTGGTCTACAGAAATTCATTAATCGTATCACAGTTCTTAAAACGGGTGCTATCTCTTCTGGAGGATTCGCAGCAGTTTAAGGTGGATATATAGTTTAGAAAATAAAAAGTAACTAACATGGCAGGACTACCGCACTACAGAAATTCCAAAGCGGCGATGAACAAATTCGAACCAGTGTTCTTATCACAGTTCGAAGTACAGCTTACACCGCCACCCGCAGTTTCAGGATGGAACTTGGTAATGGAAAACGTACTAAAAGTCGGAGGAGTTGATATCAACAAGTTACCGGCAGTAGTTGAACAAAAGTACAAAAGTGCTAAGCGTTCATTTGCTGGTGGTATGAACGACGCTACAACTGCTGACGTTCAGCTTGACTTTGAGGTCAACTTGGACGACTCTAACAGTATGTACGTCTACAAAGCACTACGTAAATGGTGTGACTTAATCTACGACCCACTTACAGGTCGTATGGGTCTTAAGAAGGACTATACTGGTGGACCAATGATCATCAACTACTTCAACAAGAATGGTGATATCTTCCGTCAAGTGAAGTTCCCGGTATGTTTCCCAACTTCACCACTACCAGTAATTGAATCTGACTTCTCAAGTAACGACATCTACAAAATCTCCGGATTTACTCTTCGTTGCGACTACTGGGAAGAGACAATTCTCTAATAGTATTCAAACTAAACATCAGGGAGCTTCGGCTCCCTTTTTTAGTGCCCTGTAAAAAACTTTTCCAAAAATGAGAACTTTTTACTGACAAGGATATATAAAGAAACAAAAAAACATGTATTATGTCAGATGAATTAGACTTCACGGATTTAAACGATGAGGCTTCAGAAAATGAAAGCCTTCGTGATCAAATCGAGAGAGAAGCCAGACTTTTTGCTGAAGCTGAAGAAGCAACAGCGACTCCAGTAGCAGAAAAAGTTGCGCAGCCTCAAGCAGCAAAGTTAACCACTTTAGGAAAGGCGGAAAAATTTCAAGCCTATGATAGCGAGCCAATCGCAGCAGATTTAGGGTGGAAGCCTGTTCCTCTTGAAAATTTACCTTCACAGGGACTCTTCTACGAAGAGGGAACACAGGTAGCTATTCGTGCGGCTACAGTAGCAGAGATTCGTCATTGGTCAACTATCGATGAAAATGATTTGTTAGGCGTAGACGATATGCTAAACTTTATCATTGAAAAGTGTTGCCGCATCAAAATACCTGGAAAGCCAGGAAGTTTTAAAGACCTTAAAGAAATTGACCGTTTCTACCTAATCTTTGCTATCCGTGATTACACGTTCAAAAACGGAGAAAACAAAATGATGGTAAACGTTGTAGACGATAACGGTATTACTCATCAGGTGGAGGTTACTAAAGAAAGTCTTGATTACTTTAACACTGAGGATAGGTTAATGAACTACTATGACCAAGTAGAAAGATGCTTTATCCTAAATATGAAAAGTGGAGAAAGCTTTAGATTGCATATGCCAACTCTGGGTGTAATGACTTTTATTAAGAATTTCATTAAGTCTAAACAACAAGCAGGACAAAACTTTGATAAGGCATTTATTAAATACGCGCCTTTTATGTTTTCTGACTGGAAAACTGTAAACCAAAATACATACGATAAAGCGGTGCAAGACTCATATTCTTGGTCCGTGCAAAGAATTTCAGTGATGGATAAAATAGTAGAAATGCTATCGGCTTCAGTAAACCCGCAAGTTCGATACATTCTACCCGGCGGTCAGGAGGGCGCCGCCCCGCTGAACTTTCAAGGTGGAATCAAGTCCATTTTCCTTATTTCAGATATCTTTGACGAGTTGGTTTGAGGTGGAGTTTATGCTCCTAAAACTTCTACGACTACAGCCTTCTGAGCTAGACCGTATGGAGTTTTACCGAGCAGAGTTCTTAATGGATAATCTAAAAGAACACCACGAAAAAGAGAGCCAGCATCGCAAGAAGGAGGAAGAGAAACAAAAGGCTGAAACACCTTCAATGTCTACATCAGATATGATGAAAATGTCTAACAGTATGATGAGCAACGCTTCATCCAGTTTAGGCGGCTTTAGTATGCCAAGCATGCCGAAGTTCTAACATATTTCAAAGAGTGCTCAATAAGATACTGAGCACTCTTTTGATATATACTCTAAAATTACAGTCCTCTTATTAAATGTCAGCAGGTGCACAGGCAGTAGTAGCCAAACTCAATGAGCTTCTTGATGTAAACAAGAAGATGCTTCAGCTTATGGAGCAAAAGGAGAAAGGCGGAGGCAAGCAAGACGCTAAGAAGGGGCCTGCACCTACAGGAGGCGGAGACGCTCTAGGCGGCATCGATGAAAAAAAGATGACCGGCCTTGCAGGTGCTATCAAAGATTTGATAGATGCCGCAAAAAATGCTGGTGGCGTTAAAGCCAACGCAGCTAATTAAGTAGTTAAATTTTACGAAACTTTCGCAACAAACATCATGAAGATTGTTGAGCGAATGGATGCTGACAAAATCAAAGATTTCAACGAACTCATGTCTACCTTAATACAAGGTTCAGGTAGGTTTGTACGAGCAATGGCCATGACAGCGATACTAGCACCTCTTGCTATTATTGGGGCTCTTGCGTTTGGTGCCACGGTTAACATTGTAATGGCGATAGTTTCTCGTTCACGATCAGCTTCTAAAGAACAAATGGAAGGCTTAAAGAATCTATTCGGTCTGGCTCGAGGCTTGGCGCTATTCACACTAGTGATGATAGGCATTGGACTTGTTTTACCTATTGCAGCTAAAGGAGTTCTAGGCTTTGTTGGTATGATCATTGTCATATCAGGAGCTTTAAGGCTAGCAAGTATGATTGCTGGCGATGGTGAAGGCTTCGTTAAAGGTCCATTAGGTTCTCTCTTAAAGTTGGGAAGAGGCTTAGCGATATTTACTCTTGTAATGATAGGAATTGGCTTAACTCTTCCGTATGTGGCTCTTGGCGTGCTAGGATTTGTAGGAGCTATCATTGTTATTTCAGGGGGTTTACGTATAGCAAGTATGATTGCCGGTGACGGTGAAGGCTTTGTCAAAGGCCCACTCGGTTCCCTAATGAAACTAACACGCGGAATAGCTCTCTTTGTAATCTCTATGATTGCCATATCCTTCTTGTTAAAACCATTTGCAATTGGGGTGCTTGCTTTCATTGGTGCAATAACTCTGCTTGCAGGCGCAATGAGACTTGTAGAGCTTATTGCAGGCAAAGGTGGCCTTAAAGGTGCTGCTAACATTATGAGCGATACTGGTGCCATTGGTTCGTTAATGAAAATGGCTAAAGGTATTTTCCTCTTCTCGTTAACAATGGTTCTTATTAGCTACTTTGTCCCACAGTTTGCTATTGGAGTTCTTGCATTTATTGGAGCTTTAATACTACTTACCGGAGCCTTAAAACTCATGGATATCATCATTAGTGCAGGCGCAAAAGGTAAAGGCGCCGCAAAACGCATGAAAGAAATGATGGGTGAGGGTGGTCCTATCGGCTCATTAATGAAAATGTCATTTGGTATTCTTATCTTTTCTGCCGTTATGGTAGCCGTAGGCTACTTTGCTGATAAATTCTTAATAGGTTCTCTTGTGGTTGCCGCTTCTTTAGCAGGCATTGGCTTAATTATGCTAACAATATACGGGAATCCTAAAGTTAAGACCGGTGCTATCAACCTTATGTGGGTTGCAGGTGCACTTGTTGCCTTCTCTATTGGATTTGGAGCAATGGCGTATGTGCTAACTAAGTTTAGCGTTGACTTAGGTAAAGTAGCAATCATGGCTGCTGTAATTGTAGGCATGGGACTGATTGGTACTGTTTTAGGTATACCTCCTATTGACGGATGGGTCAAGGCTGGTGCCATCAATCTTATACTTCTTGGGGCATCTTTAATTGTGTTCAGTATAGGATTTGCGATATTTGCTAGTGCAGCTAAAGACATAACATGGGGACAGATAGGAATACTGTTTGCTGTTATTGGAGGAATGGCTATTGTCGGTACTATTTTAGGTATACCTGCGGTTGCTCCATTTGCACTTATTGGAGCAGGTGTTCTCATTGCTTTAGGCGCGGCATTGGTGATCTTTAGCATTGGCTTCGCAATATTTGCCGCAGCATCACTAATGTTTAAAGATAATGAGGAAGTTCTGCGCGCAGGGCTAGCAATTGCAACAATAGGCGGCGCGTTTGCTCTTCTTGGCCTAGCTTCACCTATGATATTATTAGGTTCCGCTGCAATGGTTGTTGCCGCGGTTGCTTTACTTCCTATTGCTATGTCATTAGCGATATGGAATGCATCAGGGGTCGCTGGTAACACTGACCAAATAAAAGATTCTTTGCAAACACTTTTACCTGCTCTTGGGTGGGCTATGGCCGGTAGGTCGAGCGCGCCAGAATTTGGGTTTATGGGAATGGGGCTAGCGGCTGCAATGGCAGACCTCCTAGTCTATGTTGCGATGGTAGTTATGGGCTCTGCTGCAATGGTTATTGCTGGTGCTGCATTAATTCCAATATCAATTGGCTTGGCAATCTTTAAGGCAACTAAATGGACTGCAGAAGACTCTGCAGGACTAAGATATATGCTTTTTGAAGTCGGTAATGCGTTTGCTGACCTTGCGCGAGATGGTAATTGGTTCTATGTGCAGCTTGGAATCATGGCTACTATGTTCATGGGCAACAACCTAGCCTCTCTCGCTACTGGTATTCAGGCGTTAGCAAATATGACATATACCGAGTATGAGTGGGATGAAAGTACTAAAAAGCTAGAGCCTAAAAAGAAAGTTAAGCTTACTCGTGATGATGTACAGGTTGCGGCTGATAACGCAGCCTATATGATTACGGCAATGGTATTCCCACTTTCTGAGTTTGGTATGCTATTTAGTGGAGGAATGTCTGGTGAAAGTGTTAGATACCCAGGTCTTACACCGTTTGGTACTATGATGGGTATTATTATGTTAGGCACGCTTGGTCAAAATCTCGCAAAATTAGCGGATGGCGTACAAGCATGGGCTACCATGTCATATTGGGAATACGAGCTACAATATAACCCAGAAACCAAAATGAAGGATTTGCGCCCTTCAAAAAAGAGAAAACTGAATAGTACTGAAATTAAAAGCGCAGCTAATAACATTGCACATGTAATTATGGCAATGGTTGCACCATTAGCAGCTTTTGGTGCCTTAATGGCTTTAGGGGACGCTGCTGCTATGGCCAATCCTGTTGGTGGACTAATGGTAGGTCTTGGTTTAGGGAAGAACCCAATTGAAAAGGGTATTGATGCTATTGGAACTCTTGGAGGCAGCCTAGCAAGTTTAGCGCAGGGCGTCAGGGACTGGGCCACCATGGCATATTGGGAGTATGAAGCGCAACTCAATCCAAAGACTGGGATGAAGGAACTCCGACCGTCGGCTAAAAAGAAACTTACTCCAGCAGATTTTAAAGAATCTGCATCAAATATTGCTCATGTAATCAAATCTCTTATTGGACCGATTGCTGAGTGGGGTGTAATTATGACCGCAGGTAATATAGCCAGCGGACCCTTTGTGGCATTAGGACTTTCTGACTCAAAGAACGTTATTGAAAAAGGTATTGAATCCTTAGGAACTCTGGGAACAAGCATCAGATTAATGGCTGATGGAGTTAGAGCATTTGCCAATCTAGAGTTTGTTGAAAATGAAGTCTTCAAAGACCCTAAGACTGGAATTAGTAAACTGCAGCCTGGCAAAATCACCAAGCTTACGGAAACGCAAATGACCAACGCGGTTAACAATATTGCAAAACTATTTAGAGTTTCCGTGGCGGCTATTATCGATGCCGATGGTATGGTATATCAGGGCACATACACGGCTTGGAGCAATAACGGTGAGGAGTTTACTTATGATTATGGATGGGACAACTTGCTTGAATCTACTAAGGGTCTCAACACATGGATTCCTGAGTTTGCTAAAGCCGCGCCTTCAATGAAAAAGCTTATTGATTCTGCTAGCGGAGTGGACCCGGTGAAAGGGATGTTTGGGCTATCGGTTTTAGACGTTCTGCTGTTCAAAGTTGTGAAAAGCATGATTGACATTGATGGCGCTGTTTATCACGCAACGTGGAACGCAAAAACCAATAACGGAACATCTTTCGCTTACGACGCAGGTTGGGAAGGCTTAACTACAACCACAACAGGAATGAGAACTTGGCTTAACAGCTATGCAGGTGTGGTAGGCGCTACGATAGGAATCTTTAATGACCCTGGGCGTTTCAAACCTGTTGCGGAATCCGTTAAGGTCTTTACCGACGATATAGTAAGGCGTATTGCAAACCCAGGAGAGATTATACTTTTTGCTATGGCTCTTCAACAGATGGATAAGCATCTAACGCAGTTAGGAACCCTTGCAACACGCTATTTAATGATGAACATCACACTTCAACCTGCATTGGTTGTGAAATATGATAAGTTCACGGCCATCACAGAAAGGCTAGCTGCTATTGCTACTCCGTACGAGAAGTTTGTGAAATCATTCGAACGTATGGCTAAGGCAATGGGCGAGTTTGGTAAAAACTTTAAGGTGATGACACCGGATGGTATTCGTGCATACAAAGAATGGACTGACGCAATTGTTAAAGTAGCAGAAACTGACTTTAGCACCATTCAGACGCAGCTTACTGCTATGCGTGATTTAGCCGCTACTATCTATGGTGGAGGTGATCCTGAGATTTCACCGAAGGATGATAACCAAACTGAAAGCCAGAAGAAAAATGCAATGGAAAAAGCAGATGAAAACGTTACTAACAAGCCAAATCCAATTACAGGTAAAGGTGGTGATGGCGATAAAGGAAGCGCAACGGAAATAGCCAACGCTATTAAGAATGCTCTCTCTAATCTTACTGTTAGCAGCATTACTGTAAATGGTAGCATTACCGAGTTGAATCAAAGGTAAAAGCTTTAAAGATATATACTACATGGAAAAGTTTAGAAAGTTTAGTGATTGGGAAACTAATCGTTTTAGCGCTAATGAGGAAGAGCAAGCAGCTGCCTCATCTAAGGTAGAATCTAACGCCAAACTCTTGGCGCAGATCGCAGACCTTGAGGCTAAACGTAAACATCACGTAAAGTATAAGCAGGATTTTGAAGCACGCATTCTGGAGGTTGACATAAAACTCTTAAAGATTGAAGTAGAGAAGAACAACCTAAACGATACTCGTGAACAGTTAGTAGCTGCTCATGAGATTTCTAAAACATCACGCAAAGAAGGAAAGTCATATGAGCAAGATTAAGAAGAGAACACCCAAGTTTGACCGCTTTGAAAAAAGCGATGCAAGCACTAATAACTACACACCACCGACTCAGATAGTAAAGATACCTGATGGAGACAAAGGTTATGGTTTGGTAAGCGCGGGTTTTAATGACCAAACGGTTTACTTTAAGCCAGGAATCAAAAGTGTAAACAAAGACTTAACTAATCACGATTACGAAAGGAAAGAAGAAGATGATTCAGGTGATAAATAGTGACATCTAAGAAACTTTAATACAGGGTATATGGTTAACTATATACCCATTTTTTATGCACTCTCGTTGGAACTTATTACATAGGTAGGTATATAACACTAAAACATAGATATGAACGATGCAATGAAAACTGCTGAGCTTAAAGCTAAGCTCAAAAATATCTCTAACGAGGAAAAGACCAACCAGCTGTCAAACGAAATTGCTGACTCTGTAATAGCCTTTATGGCAGGTGCCGTGCGCTCACTAGCATTTGGGAGTGTTTTTTACGGAGCGCAATTAGCTATTATACAACGTATAGGTGCGTTACCACTCAACTGGATTGAAGCTGTTTGTGTTTACGCAACGTATGAAATACTTTTAAGCACTATCAAAAAATTAAAGTCTTAATGAAGAAACGAGTAATACTTGTAGGAAAGTCTGCGGCAGGCAAAGACCACGCAAGAAAAATCTGCCAACAATGGCTTGGGATGAAGTACCAAGTATCCTATACAACTCGTCCGCCAAGAGATGGCGAGGAACACGGTGTAGATTATTACTTTGTTGAAAAGACTACTTTCGAGGAAATGATTTCACAAAACTTATGGTACGAATATGTAATGTTTAACGGATGGTACTATGGGACTAGCAAAACACAAATGGAGGAAGCCAACTCAGTTTTCATTATGACCCCTGCCGGGCTATCCCATTTGTCAATTCCCGACCGAAAAGAATCTATTGTCATCTACTTTGATATTGATGAGGAAACGCGTAGAGCTCGCATGGAAAGACGTGGAGGAAACGCTGATAGTGTAGATCGCAGAATTGAAGCTGACCGCTTAGATTTTGAAACCTACACAGACTATGATGCTGTTATTAACGTTCCATCATACTCAATAGTGGACATATACAACATAGTTTCTCAGCACATGCCATTGCCGCATAAAGATAAATTTTTTTCCGCAAAAGTTTCATAAAATGAGAACTTTTTTACAATGATGTTATATAAAGCATAAATAAGCAATCAATATGAAAAACTACACAGTTACGCCAGCCTTCAAAACGGTTGTCACAGAAATCTTAAGCACTTTAAAATTTTCAACAGTGTTCCCTTACATGAACCTGGTAAATCGTGAAGGCTTTGCTTACAGCGAGCAAGAGCTTAACAGCATTATCCAGTTTATGGGTGAACTACCATACTCGCAAGTTGCTGAGTTCTTCCAGGGTCTTCCTAATCATGTATCTGAGTTGGAGGCAAACGCGGAAGAAAGAACTACTGTTGAAGAAGATACTGCAAATGTGAAAGAAGAGGTTAATATCTAAGATAAAATTGTTAATAACTTTTAGGCTAAATAGTTTACAGATTAAACTATTTTGGTTATTTTTATCTTAAATAAAACAAAACCTTTTTATACACATTTATCTATGCAGGAAAATCTTTCACTACAAGAAATGGCATTACGCTTCCACGAGAGCCGAAGCGAATCTGACTTCACACGTTTGTACCACCGTCTTAAACCGGGTATTAGCGTCTACCTTAAGGACATGATTCCAAGTTGGGACGACCGTGAAGAAGTTATTGCAACTACATTTTCAAAAGTCTGGAGTAAAATCCACCAGTACGACCCATACTGGAATTTTAGTACATGGGTCTATCGCATTGCACGTAATGAGGCATTGCTCTTTTTCCGCGCTAAACGTAAAACATACTCTTACGAGGCGATGGAAGAAAAAGGAATCAACATGGCAGCAAAAGCCGGCTATGTTGAAGCAGGGTTTGACGAAGATGAAAACCCAATGGAAATGCTACACGGCATGGTCTTAGACGAGATTTACGCTCTTCCTGATTGCTACAAATCTGTCTTAACTCTTCGTGAAGTCGAAAAGAAAAAGTATGAAGAAATTGCCGAGGAGCTTGGCATGAAAATCAACACAGTTCGCACGCGCATACATAAGGCACGTCGCATCATTCGAGGCGAAATTGCCAAGAAAGCTCCAGCGTTGCTTAAACAGTACCAAGAAATCATATGAAATGGTTAGCCCGTCCCTTTATTGCAATCAAAGAAATCTGGTATGAACTGCGCAATTGGCGCTACGTCAAGCAGATTATTCGTGAACATCGCAACACCGCTGACTGGGAACAGTTTAACTTAAGAGCTGATTGGGTAGGGCGCATTTATACAGTGATGAATCCACAGTTGCCTTCGGACAAAGGTGATACATCTGAAGTGCTAAAGCTTAAGTATGCCGAGCGCATTAAGCCGATGAACTTGTACCTGGATAAATTAGGCCTGGGACAATACGTCACAGTGGCATACGAAGAAATTGAAGGGTCAGACTCTCTACTGGTAGTATACGTTCCTATCTTTGAAACGCTTACTACGTGGAAAGTTTTCTGGTTCATCGTATTCTGGCTGGTATTTTTTCTTACAAAACTTGACACTTATACGTACCAAGGGCTCTCTTGGTTGTGGAACTTAATCTTTTGATGTGAATATATAAAGAGTAAACAAAAAAACTATGGAAAAACAAGAAAGCACAATTGAAATTGTCTCTAAAAAAGAGCAGATTGTAGAGTTGAACAAGAAGCGTCAACAAATGGTAGAATTCCTTGACCGTAAAATCGAGAACAAGGAAAAAGCGTTAGAAGGAAAACGCTATGTGGTAGAAGGAAAAGAAAGTATTGGCGAAAAACTTATCACCTTTTTGAAGGATGATGCTCAGTGGAAATTCACAGAGGCTTTAGGTATTGTAGAATCTCTAAAGCAGGTAGAGGAGGCAGTAAAATCTGTAAAGACTAAAAAGACGTCTGAGCTTTTACTACCATCTTTAGCTCTTGAGGCCGTGTATTACTTTCTAACTAAGGTTGAAGGTACTGGAACTCTTAACGCTGAAGCTTTTATCGCACTGCTAAAACCAGTATCTGATGCATTAGGCCGTTCAAAACAAGAACGTCAGGAAATTGACCAACTTGTTCGTGACCGTGGAACTCTTGAATCTGCTATTGACTCTGGCGTGGACATTGAAAATGAAGACGATATCCTAAAAGAGATACAGGCTGAGATGGAATTTGAAATGCAATCTGAGACTGCAAAAAACTAAAAACCAATGAATAAGTTTAACGACTTCATAAATAAGCACTTCACCAAGATAGCCTTGGTGATGTTGCTTCTTGTGTTCTTCAACACGTGCGGAAACCCTAACGTGGGAACTAACAAACGTATCGATGCATTAACTAAAGAGGTGGATTCTCTTAAGAATGATGTGGCCACTCGCAAAGATTTGCAAATAGAGGGTCTAAAGGCAGAGAAGCGTATGATACAGTCTACTGACCGTAAGATGCTAGACGTGCAAAGGCAAACTGCTATTGATGCGGAGCTGAAAAAATTAGAAAAGTAAAATGAATCAAAAGAGGCTAAAATACTTCATCATTGGTACATTCGTCTCGCTTTATGCAATAGTTAGCGTTATTTCAACTATACACGTGATAGACTTTTTTCGTCTATCCAACCCTGATTGGTTAGCAGTATCACTAGCCATTGCCTTTGAAATTGGAGCAGCCGCATCCCTGGCTTCTCTAATCGCCTTAAAGAAGATGAACAAAACTCTTGTATGGGCTCTCTTTATTACACTAACTGGAATGCAGATGATGGGTAATACATACTACGCGTACACAAACCTGGAAGACTATCAAAGTTGGGTAGAACTTTTTGGTCTGGTAGACGCTGAACCTATTACACAAAAAAGAATACTTTCACTTGTAAGTGGAGCGGTTCTTCCGTTAGTTGCTTTAGGATTTATCAAATCCCTGGTTGATTACATTAAGCCAGAAGAGGATGCTGCGGCAACTATAGAGGAAACTCCTAAAGATTGGAACGAGGATGCCAAGAGAGTATGGAAGCACGTACAAAAAATGCGCGACGAAGGAGTTTATCCTGAAGCAACAGCTGAAGAAATTGCAGACGAACCAACGGCATTAGCAAATTCAAAGTACCGTGAAGAGTACGCCGAGGATGACTATGAAGACTACGCCGAAGGGGAACTATATACCGAGGATCAAAAAAGACAAGTCCTTACTGATGTAGAGGAAGCTCGCACTGAACTTACCGAGGATGACATCGAAAAGTACAAAGAAAAATCCAGAATAGAACCCAAGAACGATGGAGGTTCAAGCAATCCGCAAATAGTTCCAGGCGTTAACTAAAAGAACACTCACGTGAAATGTCAATTAAACCACCTATTAAATGTCCACCTGATTACAGCATTCTTGCCTTTAGGCTAACTGAGTGCAAAAAGGCAGGTATTGTCAAAGGCATTACTACGCAACTTGCGGTAGACTTGCAGGAACTTTTTGTTCCAGTAGCTAACTACGAGGAGAGGTCAATGACCCTCAAAGCAGGCGAAACCAAACGCATTGACGTTTCATCTTTAGGAGTTTCTTGGCCCCTTAATGAGGAATACCAGTTTGTGGCAAACGCAAACTTTTGTGGCTTAGGAACACAACATACTTACGCTTTGTATGACGCTTCAAATGTTCTTATTGAAGCTATCACTATTAATGTAAACCCTGCGTACCCTACTTTCAAAAAAGCTTTAGAATTTGCCATTGCCAACTCTGCGCAAATCAAAGACTTAATGATTATTAGTGCAGCATCTTTTGATGGACCTACTGGTACAATAACAGCCAAGGCTCGCACTAAAGGCGTAAAATACAGACACGAGTTCTCCTTTGACTTAAACGGATTTGGAGGCTACTGGCCTTTCCCTTACAAGCATCCAGGCAACCTGGTAACTCCATATCAAAAATACGATAGGCCAAGAGTAAAACTCATGATGATCTATCCTGATTATTACAAGACTACAGTGTACAATAACTGTGGTTGTATAGATTCTTCAGGGGATATGAAGTCCAACAAAAAGTGGATTGAATACGCGTACGACGACCAATACTACATGGTCAATAACCCACAAACGCCTATTACCGGTACCGCAGTTCTTAACGTCTCTCCATTTGGTAGCCAATTTACTTGGGATGCAAGCAGTGTTGACCATTTAGGCTACCATTTTAAAGAAGGTGATTTGTTATCCGCAAGTGGTAACCCCTTACTGCGTGGATTTATCACAAACATAGAAGGATATCTTATAGAACTTGATACTCCAGTAGGAGACCTACCACTACCTACGCCATCTCAAAGTCTTTCTCACGTGTACTCCCCTGACAATGTTAAGTGGAGAAAGATGGGAGACTTTCACCTACATACAACTGCACAGGATGTTCTTGACCAAGACTATCTGTACATTGAAACTTTATGGCTACGCAATCCACATCAGTACGACCTGCCAATTAAAATTATGGTAGCTAGCTAATGTATACTAAAACACAGATTGATGAAGGTGTTGCTCTTGCAGGCGGTGCTTACCGTGTGCAGTGGGGCGAGTATGGTGAGTCATACTATAAAAACCCTACGCCGCCAGACATCTACTATGAGTACCTCTACGTGCTAGACTGGCAAACTCCAGAGAGTGTTATCAAAGTACAAGTTGACCAACTTGTAGATTTTATGCGCGATGGGGAGTATCTAGAAAAAGCTTTCAGCGTACTCGAAGAAGCTTTCGGCGCTGTGATAAGTACAATACCAATAGTCCCTGATGGAGAAACCACAGCAGAAGACTGGGCGCTGGTTTGCGTTGGCGGATTTACTGGAATAGCACCAACACTAAGCGAGGCTAAATGGCAGGCAGTTGGACTATGGGGACTTGAAAACCTGTATGAGGATGCAACTCAAGGCTATCTGAAAATAGGCACCAATGAAGGAGCAGTCTTCATGATAGATGAAAATACATACTTGACGCTATGACCGGACCTTTTGTAAATAAGACTATATATGACCTGCCTGAGATATTTACACTAGGGACGGGCAATTTTATACTTGTAGGAGGAGTTACTGGCGAGAAACTTGCCAGAATTTCGCAAGAATACTTTGGGCTTACTGGAGCAACTGGAGCAACCGGTGCTGTAGGAGCAACTGGAGCAACTGGAGCAACTGGAGCAACTGGCCCACAAGGCGTACCTGGTAGTTCTAGCTCCTTTTTTAACTACAAGGCAAATACAACAGTAAATACAGGCGACCCTGGAAGAGGGTTTATCTCATGGAATAACCCTACACAGATTAGCTCAACTATCATTACCGTCAATATGATAGCATCTAATGGGATTGACATTGATTTGTTTCTTGCAAACATAGCAAGCGGCAATACAATCTATATACAAGATGCCGCGATTTCAAACTACTATCAAGAGTGGATAGTTAATGGTGCGCCTATACAATATGGAACAAGCCCTGATTTTTACTGGGAGATTCCTGTAACTTATGTAAGTGGAGGCTACTCTTTCTCGGCTGATGAAGACATTATTTTTGTTCCAATTACTACTGGTCCTCAGGGTCCTCAAGGCGATACGGGAGCTACTGGTCCTCAAGGCGATACGGGAGCTACTGGTCCTCAGGGTCCTCAAGGCGATACGGGAGCTACTGGTCCTCAAGGCGATACGGGAGCTACTGGTCCTCAGGGTCCTCAAGGCGATACTGGTACTACAGGGCAAACCGTTGACACAGTTCTTGGCTCCGGGACGCTAAGCATAACAACTACAGATACCACATACACTACTATAACAGGTCTAACACAAACTTTATCTTTCTCAGGAAGTTCGTATCAAGTAATACATGCTTCGTTAGGGCTATCGTTAGCAACATCAGCAACCACTAATGCTGTAATAGCTAACGTAGGAATTTTTGTTGATGGCATTATAGCAGAAGGTGGATATCGAACAGTTGTAGTCGGGCCAGGCATATCAGGTATCGCTTCCGGTAATCAAACGCAAGTAAATTGCAATTTACAGCATTCTGTGCAGTTATCACCAGGCTCGCACACAATCGATGTTCGTGTACAATACGTGAATCGTATAGGAACATCATCATTAAACGTCAGCTCTGGCAATGGTGGCACAAGAAGAGGCGTTCTTAGCGTCATAACACTAAATACATAGAAGCCTTATGAATCAATGGTATTACCTGTCTCTAGAATTACAGAGAAATTCGCAAAGAAATTCCTACGAAATTTCGAATGAATCCGTCTTACAACTAAGCCCATCTCTTTTACAAAACAGGCTGCTGGAAGTGTATCAATCTTCTTATGATGATACATTACAAGATGGTACTTCATTTGATGTGTGGGATACGATAAAAATGTCTTTGCTATTAATTGATGGCTCAGAGTTCTCTTCCACCGAAATGTCACGCTCTAACTTTGATTTAGAATCAACAAGCACTTCTATCGAAGAAGTTTTGTACTCTATGTACCAAACTCTTGTATAGCAACAATGTACACTGTTGATATATAGAAAAAATCCAATAAAGATGTCTTTTACAATAAACAGAGTATACAAATTACGAGCAGGCGTTAATTACAACCCAAACACTAACACAGTTTTACGTTTTCGTGGCACGGTAACATCCGGTGCAACTGATATAACCGTGATTAACGGTCCTGTATTTAACGCAATTACTAGCATTTCCGGTGCTGGAGGAACACCTACTGTGATAGGCACTGGCTTTAAGGACCCTGTAACAGGTTCTCCAAGAATCCCTGTAGGGTCAGCTGCACCTCTAGTAACTACTGGAGCTATAACATCTACTGAAAGCGGTACTTTTGAGTTTATGCTTTTTGACGGAGACCGTCCTTCTTACTCGGACTCACCTATAATAGGGTTCCATGTTCAATCAACGCCAACTGCGCCCTTTGTGTTTACTACTTTGCAGGGCGATACCGTCAAACTGCCAATAACCTCCATGATAGCAGGCGCCGTGTACTATTACGCGATTGCAGAAGTTATCAGCATGGGAGCGCCTGGAGAATTACTAGGTTTAGCACCTGCAATCAAGCCCAACATCGTCTAAGAGTATTACTTGGGTTTCCCCTTTTGATATATAAAGAAAATAATTGCACAAGGATGAATAGTGCAGACAAAGCAATTGAGAGCGTTTTACGCGCTATCGATTGGAGGAAGATTAAAAGCTACCACAAAAAGCTTGGAATTCATTGGGAGTTTTCTTTTGATAAGGAAACTGTTCGTAGAGTTCCAACTGTAGCTGAGTTGAAAGATGAGCTTCGTAGCCTTCTTCTTCACGTAAGAAATGAAGGGTTAGGTTACATTTCATACGGAAACTGGATAGTCTTCTGGGAGAACGAAAGCTCTTTGGTTGGTGACATACGTGTTATCTTTCGAGTGGCTGACTTTCACTTTGAAAGCACTTGCAGCGATGAGTCTATTGAGGACGAGTTGAAAAAAGCCATTGAGCAAGAAAACTACGAGTATGCTGCGATGCTACGTGATATGAAAAAAGACAGTAGATTATAGATGCCAACTACAAACTTGATAACCTCATTCGTCCGCAGGATATCCAAGTACTTTAATTCTGTTACACAGAGTTGGAGTAGACCTAAAGCTGCGCCTAAAGGAACAAACCACATTGATAACCCAGGTGATTTTGATTCCAGAACAATATACCGGGGTGAAGAGATTGTAGACTTTGATAAAGGGAAACTCTACACACAAGATGGTACAGAGGTTATAGAACTCAATACCAAAGACGCTGTACTTAGCGGCCTTAGAGTAGTCAATCCCGCAGTCGCTGGAATTCTTGGAGGAAGCCCTTTATGGGTAAGCGTTGAAAGCGGAGCAGGCCGTATTAATGGTAGAAACTACTACCATGAAGCCGCTGGCATTAATGGTGATGTACAGTTATCGCCAAATGTTAACCCAGCACAAGCGCGCATAGATATCATCTGCTTACGCCCATCTTCACCTCTTTCACCGGCGCCTCTTTCTCTTGTGCCTGCTGGAGTAGGTACTGAATACTCAGGAGAAGTTATTGCAATACAAGGTCCTTTGTATAACCGCGGTAGAGCTATTACATTTGTAGGAAGCTACGTAGGCGCTGGTTTTAATATACTAGTAGACCCATTACAAGGATTTGGCTCATCAGCCTTTCCAATAGGAGCTCCTTTAATTGGACCTGGAATTGTCGCAGGGACTGTGATTGTTAGCGTTAACGCACCAAGTGGTATCGTTACGGATATTGACGTATCTATAGCACCTACTACTTCCACTACAGGAGCAACATACGCAATCAGTTCCGAAGCTGGAATCAACTATGCTTTTCAAGGAGACTCAACTATAGGAAGCGACACTTTGTCAAATGTGTACCCAACACCTGCATTAGGCGAACTGGTATTTGGGTCAGGCGTCCCAGACGGAACTACCATCATTGGGTACCCTGGTGCTGGACAAGTTCAACTTAGTAACCCAGTTACGTTTCCACAGGTAGAAGGTATTTTTCAAATAGGTGATGTAGCTGACCACTTGCTGTGGGACACAGATCCTACATGGAACATTATACCAGATGGATGTCTTTTTCTAGGTTTGGTGTACATACCACCAAGCTATACAGCCTTATCAGTAAACCAATTAAGACCTTGGAGCTGGAGCGATTTGTGGCAAACTTTTGACTTAGATAAGCGTGACCCTAAAACGATGGTTCACAACTATCGAGTTCAGCGAGATGTGTATACAACGGACTCTTCCTATATGAGCAATCAATTCTTGTTGGACAGTCTTAATCACTCCCTATATCAGGTACTTCGAAATCACTACAGCTCAGATTTAGCAACTTCACTTCTTAGCGGCGATGTCGTAAAAATATACGGCCTTGGCGGAGGCGCAGTAGGGCCTGCCGGTGGTAGTGGACCAACTGGCGCAACTGGCCCTTCTGGGGATGCTGGCCCAACTGGCCCAACTGGAGTCACTGGGCCAACTGGAGTCACTGGGCCAATAGGACCCGCTGGGCCATTAGGACCTTTCGGACCAGCTGGACCAACAGGTGCTGTAGGTCCCACTGGTGCTGTAGGTCCTGTAGGTGCTGTAGGTCCCACTGGTGCAACTGGCGCAAAAGGTGATACTGGTGATACCGGACCAACTGGTGCAACTGGAAACACTGGTCCGTACCCGTTCTATTATCAAAGCGTTGCTCCTACAGGTACTATTACCGTAGGGTCTTTTTGGTATGATGACAGCACAGGCTATCTATACTTTTACGTCTACGATGGAGTTAGCTATCAATGGGTAACTGATGTTGGTCCTCAAGGGCCAACAGGTGATACTGGTCCCATAGGTGCTACTGGAGCCACTGGTGCGCCAGGAAACCCTGCGCCTATACCAGTTTTAGATTACTATGCAAGTGGCGCAAAAACCATTCCAGCGGTAGGAGCGGACTATGTTGAATTTGACAACTCAAGATTGTCTGTTACGTATCCAGAGTACAATGTAATACCTGTGCCTGGAACTACAACTATCTTTAATATAACTGATGATGGAAGATATTTCATTACATATAAAGTAGCTGTTGAACTTACAGGCAGCGGTGATTATTCGCAAGTAACAACTCAACTGTACACCTCAGATAATATCTTTGGACCTTGGAATGCTGAGATTGCGTGGGACGGAACAATTGAGTGGGAAATGCCTACGAATAAACCTCTTCGAGGTACAGTCACTGTTAGCGGAGTTCTTGAAGCAGTTACGGGTACTGGTGGCAATAGCTTTATGCAGCTAGCCGTGTTAAATAACGGAAGCACTTCAATTAGTGTTTTATCTAATACATGTACGTTTAGCATAGTTAAGATGGAAGCGCCGATAGGTCCAACTGGAGCTACGGGAGACGCTGGTCCAACTGGAGCTACCGGAGCTACTGGAGACGCTGGTCCAACTGGAGCTACTGGAGCTACCGGAGACGCTGGTCCAACTGGAGCTACCGGAGCTACTGGAGATGCTGGTCCAACTGGAGCTACTGGAGATGCTGGTCCAACTGGAGCTACTGGAGCTACTGGCCCAACTGGAGCTACTGGAGATGTTGGTCCAACTGGAGCTACTGGAGATACTGGCCCAACTGGAGCTACTGGAGATGTTGGTCCAACCGGAGCTACTGGAGATGCTGGTCCAACTGGAGCAACGGGTCCTTTATCTTCAAACTCATTAGTTTATTCTAGAAACTCGGCGGGAACTACAGGCTCATGGGATGTGGATAATTCCACATTATCTCTAGTTACTACCATTACAATTGACGAAACTTCTTATCTTGGTTATTCAGGCATTCTTGCAACAAATGGAAATGCAAGCGGCTGGGTGGGCGGTATTACTTCAAGAGACATTATACAAATATCGGTTTTAGAAGACTCTTCTACTTTTGGCATTTTTCAAGTCTTATCAAGAACCGATTTTGGTTCATACACAGTGTTTGGCGTAAGCGCTATTGTTGCTGGCGGAAGCACTCCATCAAATGGAACTTTTGCCGCTATATCTTACACTAATGTAGGTCTCACAGGGCCTACAGGAGCTACAGGTCCGCAAGGAATCCAAGGTGTTACTGGCGCTACAGGTGCTACCGGAGCTACCGGAGCTACTGGAAGAACAGGAGCTACAGGTCCGCAAGGAATCCAAGGTGTTACTGGTGCTACAGGTGCTACAGGTGCTACTGGAAGAACAGGAGCTACAGGCCCGCAAGGAATCCAAGGTGTTACTGGTGCTACAGGTGCTACTGGGTTAACAGGCCCACAGGGTGAAACTGGCCCGGTAGGTCCACAAGGAATTCAAGGTGATACTGGAGCCACTGGTCCGCAAGGAATCCAAGGAGCTACTGGAGCTACTGGAGCTACTGGAGCTACTGGTGCGCAAGGAATTCAAGGCGTTACCGGTTCTACTGGAGCAACAGGCCCTCAAGGTTTCTTAGGTCCACAAGGTAATACCGGAGCTACTGGAGCTACTGGAGCAACAGGTCCACAAGGTGAAACCGGCCTAACAGGTCCACAAGGTGAAACTGGCCCAACAGGTCCACAAGGCACTCAAGGTCTAACAGGTCCACAAGGTATAGATGGCGCAAATAGCAGAAGATGGTCTTCTTTAAATACTCAACTTACACCAGGCTCTACTGGGCAAATTACTGTAAGGAATGGCGCAGGTGTTGTTACATTAGACCCTGCCCTAGCAGCTACAGGAAGATTTAATAGATACGATGATACTGGAGCAGACCTTGACAATTGGTTTACTGCATTAGATGCATATGTTGGCGCAAACCCGCTTAAAGCGTATTTACAATTAACTAGCACTGCAAATAATTACACATTTGGTATCTACGAGGTAGGTTCAGTTGGCTTTTTTACAAGTTATTGGCAGGTAGGCTTAACGCCTATTTCGAGTTCTTCTCCTAATTATTTGTTTAACACTGGAGAAGAGGTGACAGTTTCATGGGTTTTATTTGGTGCCGATGGCCCTCAAGGCGACCAGGGAGACCCTGGCATTGCTGGGCCTACTGGAGATACTGGAGCCACTGGTCCGCAAGGTCCTCAAGGTGATACTGGAGCTACAGGCCCGCAAGGTCCTCAAGGTGATACTGGAGCTACAGGTCCTCAAGGTCCTCAAGGTGATGCCGGAGCCACTGGTCCGCAGGGTGATACCGGGGCTACTGGCCCTCAAGGTCCTCAAGGAATCCAGGGTGTTACTGGGCCGCAAGGAATTCAAGGTGATACCGGAGCCACTGGTCCACAAGGTGTTACTGGGGCTACCGGCCCTCTAGGCCCTCAAGGAATCCAGGGCGTTACTGGGCCACAGGGTGAAACCGGTCCTTTAGGCCCTCAAGGAATCCAGGGCGTTACTGGGCCACAGGG